CCGCTAGTGTTGGTAGCGTTAGAGCCGCCAGCGTTCCAACACCATGCAAGGTAAGTTTCACTTGCAGTATTGCCATTAAAATCTGAGCCGCTAACCGTAAACCCAGTTGAAGATACGCTAAGACTTTGCGTTAAAGGTGTTCCGTTAAAACCTTCTGCACCAGTTGAGTTAGAAGTCAAAGACTTGGATGCACCAAATCCACGAACCGCATCTTGTAGATAATTATTGTTAGCCGCATTTCTAGCCTTCTGCCACCACAAGTCGGTTGTAAATTCCAACCCTGAAACTACATTGCTATTTCCCGACCCTGTACCTGAATACAACGCCACGCCAAAGTAGTTATCAGCCTGTGTAGTGCTAGTAGCACCGATGGTCGGCGTAGGCAGATTAGTTGTTACCAATGCCTTAAAGCCAGAGGGGGCTGTGTAGGCAAAGGCACGTTGACCGAAGTTGGCTACAAAAGCCGCTCCGCTTTCAAGAGATGTAATAAAGAACCAAGTACTACTAGTAAGGCTGGTTGCTACGGCATTTCCACTATTCATTGCCGTACCGTTTTTATAGATGTATAAATTGCCACCATCCATATCCAAAGCAATACCCATGACATCATTAGTAGTCCACGATGTATAGGTTGAACCTGCCGTACCGTTAGTTCGCAATACGCCGTTAGGTTGTAGCCCAATTGAAGTGCCTCCACCACCGTTATATCCAGCAATACCCTCGCTACCCAAAGTAGAGCCAGCAGGGTTAGTGGTAATTCCAAAGTTGTAGGCTGACGTAGTAAATACAATTTCCCAATACCACTTGCCTGAAGACATTCCAAATGTATTCGTTACCCCACCCTGTCCACCACCAGCCCTTGTTGCATTAAGATTTCCGTTAGAGTATGTAATTGGATAGGTATTGTTTACAAATAATGGGTTGAGAGTTGAGTAATTCCCACGCACCTCACCACCAACACCTGTGTCCGTACCGTATGCCGTAGGTGAATCCACCATCGAGTCATTGCCAGCGCCAGCCGTCACCGAGAAGTTATTAGGTGTCCAGTTGTTACCGTTGCCTGAGCTGTCCTTACCTAGCGTTGTGCTGGTCGTGCCAGAGTTGTCTGAGAAGTTGAGGTAAAAGCCGTTCGTCCCGTATGTGCCCGTGTACCGCTTTGGAGACCATACCCCTGTCTCTGGATCGTTTAGACCAAAGGAGGACGGCTCAAGGGCTTGACCGTCAATGAAATAGGTTTCAGTTTGATATGCGTCTAAAAATAAACGTAAGTTTGAACCCTCAGTACCTATTGAGTGCTGAACCGCCGTATTAAATTTTCCATCTAAATTTTGAGTTGGATACGTTGCTGTAGTAAGTGCGGTGACTAAATAGCCATTTATATAAATTTTGTTTCTATTTGACGATGTTGCTTGTGTAGTATCCAACACGCACATAATATGATACCAAGCAGAAGGGTCACGCAAAACCTGTGTTGTTCTAAGTTCATATCGGTAAGAACTGGTTAGATAGTCATACCAATATATTTGGTCAGCCTCTATTTCAATAACAGCAACATCAGAACTCGATGTATAAACACCAAAAAACATTTGCCTGCTTAATTTTGCCCGTTTAACCCAAAACGAATAAGTCCACGTTCTGCGATTTGAAGCAGACGCAGGAGTCCTATTCAAATACGCACTATCCGCAGAGTTAAACCGTAGACTGCGGGAGATTGGGTACTCGTATCCGGGCCAGTTACCGGCTGCTGTAGCCTGTAGCTGTTGCTCAGTAGTCCAAACGCCAGTAGCTACCGTTGAGGTAGGCGCAGTTGGATTTGCGGTTATTACGTTACCGATGTAGCCGTGGATTGGCATGGGAAACCCTTAAGAGTTGATTTCTTCCCATGACGCAGTAACCACTAAATCACTTGCTGTCCCGGCTGTAGCTCCAATTGACTGATTCTCTAAGAGGTAAAAAGAGGTCGTTTTGTCCGTAATGATCAGGGTTGCATCGGCTGGAACTGAGATGGTTGACGCAATCGGGAACGCCGTACCGCCAAGAGCTGCGGCAGAGTATACGTTGATAGATATGTCAGCCGCAGTTGTTCCGTCCACGTTAGCCGCCACAATCGAGTTGATCTTAAAGACCTTCCCGCTTGAGGCTGCGTTGCTCACCAGAGAAGTTGCTGAGGTCGTGGTCAGGGACACGCTAGAGGTATTACCGTAGATTGTCGTGACGTTGACTATATTTGGGTTTGCCATGTTTACTCCTTAGAATCCAAAGATCATCGCCATCGCGATAGATTTACCTGTTGAAATACCGCTTGACGGCGTAGTCCACGAAAGTGTCCCCGAGCCGTTTGTCTGCAATACCTGACCGGTCGTGCCGTCCGCACTTGGCAGGGTGTAGGTCGTTGACCCAGCCGCCGCAGCCCCCTGAAACCGTACATACCCGGACGATGACCCGGTGATGCTCAGTAACGGGCTCGCAATGATTGGTGATGAGAGCTGACCGCTTGACGGGTTAAATTGCAGCTTGGTGCTTGATACGTCTAGGGTTGTCTCGTTGCCCGTGGTCAGGTTTGAAAACGTGATGTACCGAGTAGCGTTGGTCGTTGTATCGTCCGAAATTGTTACGCCTGACGTATCACTTGACCAAGTTGGCACACCGCTTGCCAGCTTTAAAACCTGACCATCTGTGCCAGCGGCTAAGAACGTGGTGGTGTCAGCCGCAGACTGATAAGGCAAGGAGCCTGTCGCACCCCCTGCTAGGTTCGTTGCCTTGCCCGCAGTCAGGGTTGACTGAGCGCGGTTCTCCCAGCGTCCGTCCGTGTTATCCCAGACGATTACATCGCCGTCCGATGGGGTAGGCGTGTAGACGTTTGAGAGGTCGTTTAGCCGTGGCTCAAAGGTCGGGCGAACAAAGAGGATTCCGTTTGTTGAGTCTGCGTATGTGACCGCAGCGACCTGAACCTTGGCGTTTGGAGCTGTCGGTACGTTCTTTGTAAGACCGCCTGTGACCGCCGGGTTGTAGTAGAGAATATCTCCGTTGGCCCAAGTCTCACCCGCACTTGACCCGCTGGTGTCGATTCCCTTGACCTCGCCAAACTCTTGAACGTAGATCCAATCGTTTGTTACTCCGGACTCTTTGGCTAGACCGATGATGTAGCTACCAGTTGCCGCCGTTAGACCGGTAGCCGGTGCAGCCGTAAGACCGCCAGACGCTCCAACCGTCCCGGTAAGCATCAAGACCTGACCCTTACTTATCGTGGCTGTGGCCTTGATTCGGTAGTAGTTTTCTTCCCCAAGCTCAATTTCTACGTTGTTATTTCCAATCAACTGCAAGGTCTTAGCGTTGTCATCACTATTCCAAGACAGCGAGCCCGCACCGCCAACCACGCTTGTGGGCGTGATGTCAAAATTGATCTCGTTGACGTTCTGTAAGGCATTTGCGTCAGACAGGGTGATTCCTGAGTTCTGGATAATCTTGCCGGTTGTGCTGTCAAACCGCGCAATCGCGTTATCCGTAGAGGACGCTGGGCCGCTAACGTCACCCGCAGCCGCTGGGGTTGCCCAAGTCGGTACACCGCCCGCCACGGTCAATACCTGACCCGTAGTGCCTATACCTACAAAGGTTGTTGCCCCAGCCCCGGATTGGTACGGAACGCTTCCTGTGGACCCGCCAGCTAGGTTTGTAGCCGTTGTCGCGTTGGTCGCATTAGTAGCTGTCGCAGCGTTACCTGAAATCGAGCCGGTAATTGTGGCGCTGACCGTCAGACCTGTCAGGGTTCCCACCTCGGTAATCCCGGTGTAAGAACCTGAAATTCTGGCGGTATTGATGGTTCCCGAGGTTATTGCAGTTGCGTCAATCGCTATGCTTGTGTTGGTAACGCTTGTTAGCTGGCCTTGAGCATTAACCGCAAAGACCGGAACCGAGCTTGCGGAGCCGTAAGTAGCAGCCGCGACCCCGGTGTTGGTGATGCTAAACGTGTTAGAGGTTAGCGTTAGGCCCGTACCGGCAAAGTAAGCGCCCGCTACTTGGAAGTTTGACCAAGTAACCGCAGTAACGCCTAACGTGCCGCCCGGCTGGATGTAGCAGTACCAAGCCGAGCCAGCTAGACCGCCAGACTCAACGAATACTAGAGCTGAGACCAGCTCATCCCATGTGTTTGCGTCATCAGAGCGCGTCCAAGGTGTCCCAACGATGTAAATACCGTTCTGGGAGGCTGTAGATTGATCCTTGACCAGAACCCTGTCACCCGCAACTACCGGTACTCCATCGACCGTCTGAGCGCCTGAGAGGGTGATATTTCCTGTTGTAGCCGCTAAAACTGGCTGCTTCCAAGAGATCCCCGCTAGGGCCGCATCAACGTAGGTCTTGTTCGTTAGGTCGTTGCCGCCAACCGGTAGGCTGGTCGCAGATGCAGAGGTAAACGCCGCCGCCGCAGGGGTAGTCAGACCGATGGTCGTACTGTTAATCGTACTGTTGGTAATCGTCACCCCGTCCAAATTGGGGTTTGTGGGGGCGTAAAACGGTAACCCTGCTGGCCCAATAAACGAAATTATGTTGTACGGGTAGAGGGGCTCAAACGTCCCCTGAACCGGTACAAAGTTGGTCGTTTGGGTATTCGCGGTCTGGTTAGACATGGTGAATCCTTATTCGGTAGCCACCAACGTAATGTACAGAGTGTTGGTTCCTGATGAGATGCCCTTGATGTAAAGGTCTGGGGCTCCGCAGTCAATAATCATTGGGTAGATCATGTTAGCCGGTAGGACTAATGACCCAGAGCCGCCCGTAGACGCGATCACGGGGGTGTCCATATTCGTTGATGTCGTGCCAAAGGTCACGGCAGCCTTGCCCGTTCCGGTGTTCAGCAGGGCCACGCGATAGGCGCGGGTCGGCGAGCTGGGGACGATTTGCAGGGCAGCAGACGCAGAGGTTGTGAGATCCAACGCAAAGGTTGGGCTAAGAATTTTGATTTGGTTCATGGGTCACCTCAGATGTTAGTTGTGAAATTATCCTACTTTTAAGCCAATTTCCAATATGTCCTTCAAAGATTTTATTGCCTATGTGACCCATGTTGATTTCAGGGTCTAACCATACCTGACCGCCTATCTCTCTCCACCGCTTACAGAACGAAAAGTCCTCGCCGTACTTCCACTTCTTTTCCGGGTCGATAAACGATTCGTACAAGGGATAGAACTGGTTATTAACTGCGGCATCGTGATAAAACGTATCTGGATAAGCCTCAATCATCTTGGCTACGCAGTTCTTTGTGATTTTCAGAAAGCCCGTGGGGACGCGATCCACCTCTAAAAGTCCCGTATTTGGGTCAGCTCTCAGGTATTGACGCTCCTCAATCCAGCCGATATTGAACTTTAGCGGATCAACCCTTGCAGGGTACGCACCAGCTACAAAGTCTACTGGGTGGTCGATTAGCTTACATAAAGCACCGGCCTCCCACGCAACGTCTGAGTCGATAAAGACCAGCTCATCGCAGTCGGAGTGGTAGAAATTGGTCGTAATTACGCCTCGGCAGTCGGCAATCATGGCGTTACCTACGTCATCCACGAATGTGAACCGGTCACCACGCTTAATCAGGGTGATGCAGTCAGTCATCAGGGAGCGCATCGTTCCCATGTGAACCACGCCTGTGTAGGCGGGCATTGCCAACATTATGTGCTTCATGCGGTTCCTAAAAATGAGAAAAGCCACCCCTTTTGAGGGCGGCTTCTCCGTAGCTTCAAAACATCTTAGGCGGTAATGCCGATGTTCTGTAAAGCGGTGATGATGCTATTGACGCGAGCGCAAACATCAGCGGTTGAGGCTGTCGTTGAAACTAGCGGGGTAATAGCACCGGCTTGAACCACGGGGGTCTCGCCGTAAAAACCAACCTCACCTCCAGCGATACCGATGAGAACACCATCGGCTGCACTACCGTTTAGTAGGTAGTTGGAGGTTTGGGTACTTGCTGGGCCCGGATTTGACATGGTTAAGTTCCTTTCCTAATTAAGCCGCAACTCGGCAAGCGAGTTCGGGGTAGAGGGGAGCCCAACCGTAGAGAACGTCCAGACGGGTGGGGATGGAGTCGTTGTTGATCGTGTACTGGCGAACAACACGGATCGAGAGACCCAGTTGCTTGTCAGATGCGCGACCAGCAAAGTGAACGCCATCAGGTAACTCAAGGTCGGCAGTAGCCAGCGTAAATGCGTTCTTATGGAACACCAAGTTCTGCGGGCTGACAACACCGGTCTTGTTAAACGGCGTGACAGTCGCTGAAGCTGAAGTCGTGAGAACGGATACGTTTTGGAACTGACCAGCCGTGATGATAGCGGGCGATACCGTAACCGAGGCAGAGCCACCGGAGGTAATTGTCACGTCAGCAGTCACGACAAAGTTACGCAGAACATTACCGCCGTATGGCTGACGGTTCTGGGGGTTGACTGCATACACGCCAGCAATCTGAATGGTGTCACCCTGCTTGAGTCCAGCGTTAGCAGTAGCGGCAGCGATTGTGATTGTGGATGTTGAAGCCCAGCCAGTTGTCAGCGAACCGGTAAAGGTCGTTGTGTTGGTGGAGAGCGTAGCCGTGGAATAAGAACCGTATGTGTGCGACACGATGTTCTGATCCATGTACCAGTTCATTCCGATGGTGTCCTTACCCATCATGCCCTTCTCGTATTGACCCGAGATAGTGCCCTGTGGGTTAAAGAGACCCTTGAGCGAACCAACGATTGACGCACCGGTAAAGGGGTCAACAACGCAAGAACGCTTGCCATCGCGAGGTGCGCCCTCACCGTCCAAATAAGCCTGTGCGGTTAAGAACGTAGCGATGTCGGAGGGAACAGTACCAGCCGTACCAACGGTGTTGGCGGTGTTGTCAGTAGCCATAGTCGTGCCATCGAAGTCCATTTTGTTGGCGATAGCAGCGATTGCGGGCTTGAGAACGCGATCCGAGAACATATCCAACGACAGGGCTAAGTCCTGTGTGGTGAACTGGGTGTCAACGTGGAACTGAGTTGAGAGGGTCACCGGGACGGAAGTCTCGTTAAAGTCCTCTACGTTAAGCGCAGGGCCAGTAGTACCGATAAAACGACCGGGACGGCGAACGTTTACAGTATTACCAATCTTTGCACCAGTAACCGCAAATTGCTCGTCATAAGAACGGTCAACGCGGGCCGTGAACGTAAGTTCGTTTTCCAAGACCATCAACGCCTCGTTGGTGATCATGGAGATGGTTAGCAAATTATTTGCCATTTTTAATTACTCCATAAAAGGTTAGTAGTTGCCACTTACCGAATCTTCCCGGCAAGGCGAGCAGCCTTCCATTGCTGGTAGGTTCCATGAAACGCTCGGTCTGAATCCAAACCGGTGTCCACGGAGCTACTGCTTGCCTTGATAGGCGAAATCGGCGCAGGGGCGTTCGATTTCTTCGCTACAGGTTCCTTTTTGCTAGGAGTCGCGGTTTTCTCAAACTTTGCCTCCAACTTCCCAATCTCGCGTAGTTGCGCGGTCAATGACTTCTCCGCTAGAGAACGTGCGTAGTCCGGGTTGTCGGCTAGGTAGTAAAGGATTTCAGGCCCAAACTCACTATCGACAATCGATTCCCCAACCGGTGCGCTTACTGGTATATCACCAGCGGCGGCGATTGTGTCCTCATAGTCCGGAAGATTTGCCTTCGCAGCTTCTACGCGCTTTTGGAACTCGACCTGTTTACGGCTCTGTTCTTCTTGCGCCCTGCGAGACATCTCTTGCTCATCACGCTCCCGCAACTTCTTATCCGTAGTCCACTCAGCCAGAGCTTCAGCATATTCCAGCGCATCATTAAACTGGCTTGGATCGGGTTTGGGGTCTGGGTCTGCCGGTTCTGCTTTTGCAGGGTTAGCCTTAGACTCCAGCTCCTTGATCCGATTCTCCAGCTCTTGACGGGCTTGGCGCTCACGTTCCGCTTCTTGGCGGGCCGCTTCACGCTGCTTAGTCAGTTCTGAAAACCGCTTCTCAAGTTTTGGGTTTTGCTTCTTTTCACCTGTCGCAGCTTCACTTTCGCTTGGTTCACTCGCCTCTGCCTCGACTACCGGCTCCGCTGGTGCGGCCTCAGTAGGAGATCCATCGGGCGCTAAACCTAATTTTGCTAACGAAAACTCAGCTAAATTCTCACTCGTTACTACAGTCCCCGCCTGTTTCCGGGCTGGAACTTCTTGTGCTGCTTCAGACATGGATTACTCCAAGAATAAACCCAATGAACCCATTGGTAGGTAAATCGTATTAAAAACTGTTTCTTGTTAG